AAAGAGAATTGTGCAGAGCCTTTTTTCTTTTCAATAAAATCATTATTCTTATCAAGAATTTGATTTTGCATTGCATACTGTTCATAAGGAGTTCCTTTGGCCAATTTACCAATAAGAGTTTCAGCTCTTTCTTTTCTGAATTCTGAATCAGTTGCATATTGTAATAGAATAGTATTCTCTTTAAATAGTTTTATATCCTTTTTTCCATAAGGGAGTTTCAAATCAAAGAACATAAAAAGAGGAGAATATTCTAATCCTTCAACAGCATTTCCTAAAATAAATATTTTAACTTCTGAAGCTGTTTTATTTCTGATAATAGAATCAAACATTCCTAAAAGAATCATTCCTTCATTAGGTAGATAATATCTTTTACCTTTTTCAATTGGATATTCATCAATAATAATTGTAGTAATATTTTTATATGAAGAAGATTTTAAATCTTGAGCTTCAGTCATTCTTTTAGCATATCCAAAGACTGTTCCATCAATATAGAATTTTCTGTTTTTAGTTTCCAGATTATGATCAGGAAATTTATCTTTCAGATCATCAAAGAAATCTTTTGGATTATCTGGAGAGCCATGCTCAAATACAGATTTAATTTCATTCTCATATCTTCTTATATACATGAAGGATTCTTTTTTCTTCAAGAATTTATTAATAACATATTCTTTAACAGAAAAAGATTTTCCATATCCTCTTTCAGTGATAATTATATTTACTGGAATATTATATGAAATTACTTTATCAAGTGAATAAAAGTGCATAAATAACTCCTATAAAAAGTAAGAAGCAAAGTACAAATGTTATAAAGTCAGCCACCACGCCAAATGGAAACCTTCTTCAGGCTGGATTATTCCATTAAATACTTTATATTAACAAATTACTTCGCTTCTATTGGACAAGTAACTTATATGAAACAATATACAATATAAGTTCATAGATATTATATCATTAATGTAAAATAAAAGTCAATAAAAATAATTGAAAAAATTTTTTAAAAATTTTTCAAAAAATTATTGACAAAATTTTTATTTATTTATATAATCTAATTAATCTAAAGAGAGGAGATAAAAAATTATGATTAAATTTTTATTTGTAGGAAAAGTAAAAGATTTGAAGGAAGCTTTGGAAAAAGCTATTCAAGAAAATAAGTAGAAAAGGAGATTAAACAAATGAGAAAGATTGGAGAAATTTTATTTATAATATTTTTATTAGGATTATTAACTGGAATTATTCCAGCAATATTTGTTGGATTAATGGAAAGATTTCCAATATTATTGATTATTACATTAATATTTGATATATGTTGGATCATGTATGAATTATGTTATGAAGGAGAGTAAGAAAATGGATTTAAAAGATATAATTGAAGCAGAAGATAAAGAAGATAAAGAAAAAGTTCATAAATTAGCTGAAACTTTCAGAGAGATAGCTGATTTATTTGATGAATGTATTGAAGATGGAAAAACAGAAGAAGAAATTGAAACTATTTTAGCTAAAGTTGTTATTAAATATACAAAATTAAAAGGAGAATTGTAATAATGGAAAATAAAATGATATTTATTAATGGAGAAATTATTTCACTTAATAACATCTGGAATATTTCAAAAATTGAAAATAAAGATGAAAGAATAATTTTAATTAATTATGTTGTAGATGGAAAAATAATAAGATATGATTTAGATTATTCAGATGTAAAAGATGATGTAAATGAAGAAAAAACTATTTTAGAAAAAGATTTTGAAATGCTTGAAAAAGCATTACTTGAAATTGATGATCCAGAAAAGAAAAAACTGGAAGCAAGAATAAAAGATTTAGAATTTGCTAATTCAATTTCAAGAGATCTAAAAGATAGATACAGAAGAAAAATTGAAGCAATATATAAAATAATTAATTCAGGAAAACTAAAGAAAAATAAATTAATAAGGGAGATAATTGAAAATGAGAAATTTTAATGATAGAGAATTAAAAATAATAAAAGAATTTAAAAATTATATTGAGAATTTTTATATGGATTTTATAAATATGGAAGTTATTGAAGTTTATTCATTACAAAAAGGACTTTCTCCAGAAGAAACTGAGATACTTGAAAGGAGATTCTTATAATGTTTTTATTAGGATTTTTAATTGGTGGCCTTGCTGGAATATTTACAATTTGTTTAGTAATAATGGGAGATGATAAAGATGATCTATGATTGGAATATAAGTTTATTATCTAAAAAATCTCTATGTGAACAGATAGAAGAACTATCTGAAGGAAGATTATATTTAAAGAATAAAGATAAATGGGAGAATCAGAGAAAAATTTTACAAGAAAATTATTATTCTGGAAAAATATCAGGAAAACAATATTCAGAAAAAGCAAGAATATTAATTCAGAATGTTTTAAGTAATATTGATAAAGTATTTATATCAGAGAATCTTCCATTTTAGAAAGGAGAATAATATGTTACTTTTTTCAGAAAGGAAAACATTAGAAAAATTTTATAATGAATGGATAACAGAAAATAATATTGCAAATACTCCATTCAATGTAATTACTTTTTTAGTAATAAAAGATTTAATCAAAATAGAAGAAGCAGAAGATTATATAAATGAGAATGAAAATGAAATATGTATAGGAAGAAGAAGTGGAAAAACATATAACAAGATACAAGAAATGGCAAAAGAAATAGTTAAATTACAAAGAGAAGTTGAATTTCAAAAAGGTCAAAGGAAATTCTGGAGAGATGAGTATTATCAAAAAATGGAACGAATACAAGAAATTGTAGAAAAATCATATAATGATATTGATTATTTTAATAGAGACATTAGAAAAGATTTAGAAAATTTATTGAAGGAGTAAAAGATGAATGAAGAATTATTAAAATTAGAAAAATGGATTAGACACATGGGGTTATTAAAAGAAGCAAATTTAATAGATAAACTTCAAAAAGAAAATGAAGAACTAAAAGAAAAGATTAATAAAGTAGTTTTAATGATTGATGAAAATTATAGTTCAGAATGGTATGATGATTATGAAACAATAGCTGGACTAAGAGATGATATTTATGATTTATTAAAAAATAAATATAAAGGAGTAAAAAGATGATAATTAAAGGAACAAAAACAGATTATTTAGTAATTCCAATAGATGAATTATATAATGAAATTGATATATTAGAAACAGAAATAATAGTACATAATTATGATATTAATTCTGAATTAAGAAATATTGCTGAAATAAGAATAAAACAATTAAAAGAATTAATGGAGCATTACAGTTAGTTTTTAACATTCCGTAAAAATTTTACGGAAGATAAAATATTTCTTATAAATAGCCATCTTTTTAATTTTTCCAGATGTAAAAGAAGAAAAAAATATTTTGGAGCTATCCATAAAATAGCAGAAGGAGTTTATTATGAGTTTAAAAGAGAAAGCAATTAGCATGAATTCAGGAAAAGGAATTGAATTTATGGAAGGAAGAACAAAAGGAGAAACAGAAGAATTAATTGAAAAAACAATTACAATAAGAGATTATGCTTTTATTACTGGAACAGATGGAGAATATGTTGTTTTCATAATTGATGAAGATCCAAAAACATTTTTCTTTGGTGGAAAAGTTTTAACAGATAATTTAAAAGCATTATCAGATGAAGAACATGAAGAATTAAAAGCTGATGGATTACCAACATATATAACACAAAGAACATCAAAGAACAAAAGAAAATATATAGCTGTTGAATTTTATCCAGAAGCATAAACTAATAGAAGGATTGATTCCTTCTATTAGTATATTAAAAGAAAGGAATTCAGGAGAATGAACGAAAGTCAAGAAGTTAGAGTTTATCAGAATATTGAAGAATCTCCAATTTATTATGATTATGAAAATTTCAGATTTTATTTTTCTTCAGCATTTTACAGAAAAAATTTCAAAACAAGAATTGAAGCTTACATAAATGAAGAAACTTATAAAATAAGAAATAGATACAAGATATTTAATGAAAAGTTCTTTGAATTATTAAAGGAAGTTTTACTTGTTTCATATTATAAGAAGATTGAAAAAAGAGGATTCAAAGTTTATTTAAATGAAGTAAGGTACAAAGAAGATGGCAAATAAAATAAGATGGTCAAGATCTGATTCGATTACTCTTGGAAAAGCTGTTTCAAATTTCAATAAAACAGTTCAGAAATTAGAACAAGAAGAATCCAATTTATTACTTCCAGATGTAATTTCATTTAAAGATTTAAAATCTGATATAACTACTAGAAAAGAATTAAACAGAATAATTAAATCATTAAAGAGATTTCAGCTTCCAAATCAACAAGAAGCAGTAAAAACAGATGGAGATGTAGAGCTTACAAGATGGGAATTAACAGAAGTAAAAAGAGCAAGAACAAGAGCTACAAGAAGGCTAGTTGGAGAACTTGCTGGTATAGAATCTGGAAGTATTGGAACTGGAAATGTAAGAGCAAATGAAATAAGAGCTACATTGGAAAGCTTTGAAAAAATAGAGAAAGCTTCACTTCAAGATTTTAAAAGAATATCAGCTTCAATATTAAGACAAGGAAAATCAGATTATGAAATGAAAAAAGCTTTAATATTTCAGAAGAATTTTATTTCAGCTTATGAGAAAATGGGAAGAAAAGAAATTGTTGAATTTGCTAAAAGCTTCAGGAATCCTCAAGATTTCTGGGAAGCAATAAAGAATTCTGAATTTACTGATTTATCATTAAGATATGATGTAGAAGAAGGAATGATTACAATTGGAGAAATGAGTAAAGATGAAAGTTATTATTATGAATTAAATAAACTGTTAGGATAAAGGAATAAAAAATTATGAAAAAATATACAGGAGATTTTGAAACAGCTACTTGGTTTGAAGATGAAACATGGGTATGGGCTTGGGCTGTTTGTGAAATTCGGAAATGAAAAGAATTTAAAGATTGGAAATAATATTGATACATTTTTTGAATTTTGCAAAGCTGAAAAAAATCCTGAAATATATTTTCATAATTTGAAATTTGATGGAGAATTTATTATTTCTTATCTTTTGAATCATGGATTTGAACATATAAAAGACAGAAAAGAGAAAAAGAACAATTCATTTACAACGCTCATTTCTGATATGGGAATGTTTTATTCAATAGTAGTTTATTTTGAAGTAGGAAATAAAACTGTTAAGAAAGTTACTTTTTATGATTCATTAAAAATAATTCCATTTTCTGTTGATCAGATTGCTAAAAGTTTTAATTTGGAAATCTCAAAACTTTCAATTGATTATAATGAAAAAAGAGAAAAAAATCATATATTAACAGAGCAAGAAAAAGCATATATTAAAAATGATGTTTTAATAGTTGCTCAGGCTCTTAATGTATTATTTAATCAGAAGCTTACTAAAATGACACAGGGAGCAAATGCTCTTTCAGATTTTAAAGAGATATTAACAAAATCAAGATTTGAACATTATTTTCCTCCACTTGAAAAGTGGGCTGATAAAGATATAAGAAAAGCTTATAAAGGTGGATTTACTTATTTAAATCCAGAATATGAAGGAAAAGAAGTTGGAGCTGGAGTTGTTTTAGATGTAAATAGTTTATATCCTTCTGTTATGTATGAAAAGCTTTTACCGTATGGAGAAGGAATTTTATTTGAAGGAGAATATAAACAAGATAATTATTATCCATTATATATTCAGAGTTTTACATGTTCTTTTGAATTAAAAGAAGGAAAAATTCCAACAGTTCAATTAAAAGATAAGCACTATAAATGGGAATATCTTCCAAATGAATATGTAACAACAAGCAATGGAAATATTATAAATTTAATAATGACTAATATTGATATGAAGTTATTTTTTGAAAATTATAATGTTTATGATCTGAAGTTTATTAATGGCTGGAAGTTTAAAGCAATGAAGGGCTTATTTAGAAAATATATTGATAAATGGATAAAAGTAAAGAATGAAGCAACTATTTCAGGAAATAAAGGAATGAGAACTTTGGCCAAATTAATGCTCAATGCTCTTTATGGAAAATTTGCAACTTCATTAGAAGTAAAATCAAAAGTTCCATATCTTTCAGAAAATGGGGTTGTAAAATATTCAATTACTGAAGGAGAAGAAAAAAAGGGAATTTACATTCCAATGGGAGTTTTTATTACTTCTTATGCAAGAGAAAAAACAATAAGAACTTCTGGAGCGATTAAAGAATATTCAATAAAGAAATATGGGAAGGATCTTTACTGTTATTCTGATACAGATTCAATTCATACTTTACTTCCTATTGAAGAATTGAAATTGTTTTGTGATATTGATGATGTAGAGCTTGGAAAGTGGAAACATGAATCAAGCTTTGAAGAAGCAAAGTTTGTAAGGCAAAAATGTTATGTTGAAAAATTTCATGGAGAATATAATATAACTTGTGCTGGACTTCCTAAAAAGTGTATGTATAAAAAAGAAGGAATAAAAGATTCTTTATTTTATAAAACTTATGAAATGGATATTTCAGGAAAAGAACAAGAAGTTGAAAAAGAATTTAAATTAAAAGATTTTGAAGTTGGATTTACAGCTTCAGGAAAACTTTCATTCAAACATGTAAGAGGAGGAGTTATTTTAACTCCAACAGAGTTTTCTATTAAAGAACAGAAAATCATTTCAAAATTTAATTATTAATGTTATAATTAAATTGTAAAAGATAAACTTTAGCAAAGGAGAAAAAATAAAATGGTTGAAAAGTATTTTGTTCATTTATTAGAAAATTCAAACATAAAATTATTATTAATCTTTATAATTTTTGATATTGTTTTTGGAATATTAAGAGCTATAAAGGAAAGAAAACTTAATTCAACAATTGGAATTGATGGAATGATAAGAAAGGCTGGAATGATTCTTTCAGATTGCTTTTTATTTATAATTGATAGAATTATAAATTTAAACTTTGTAGGATTTGTTCCAGAAGAAATTTTATCATTTCTTAATTTAAAGTTTGTAGGAATAGGAGATTTATTTAATATATTATTTATAATATTTGAATCACTTTCAGTATTAAAGAATATGTATAAATGTAAACTTCCTATTCCTAAAAAGCTTGAAAAGGCAATTGAAAAATTACTAACTGAATTTACTGAAGAAGTAAAGAAGGAAGGAGAATAAAATGAAAAGTTATGAAGAATTTATTAAAGAAGTAGATGGAACTTCTTTTGATGTAGATCATGTTTCAGGAATTCAATGTGTTGATCTGATTAAAAAATATATGAAGGAATGTTTTGAAATAAATATTCCATTAAATTTTGGAAATGCAATTGATTATTATACAGGATTTGAAAAGAAAAAATTACTTTATGAAAATTTTATAAAAATAAAAAATACTCCAGAATTTATTCCAGAAAAAGGAGATATTTTTGTTTGGAATGAGAAAAGAGGAAAGGGAGCTGGTCATGTTGCTATTTGTACTGGAGAAGGAACAACAACTTATTTTTATTCTTATGATTTAAATTGGAATAATAAAAAGAAAGTTCAAAAAGTAAAACATGATTATAAAAATGTTCTTGGAGTATTAAGAAAAAAGAAAAAAGAAGCTCCTATTAATTATAAAAAGAATGAAATAATGTATGTTCCTGTAAAAGATACAGGAGCAAGAGATGGAAAAAATTCATTAGTTGAATTCGACAGAAAACAATTTTGGATTGATAATTCAGAATTTTTAGTAAATCAATCTCAAATAATTGGAAAAATATGTTTTGAAAAAGAAAATACTTATGGTTTAGCATTTCATTATTATGATAAAGGAATAAAGAAAGAATTTCAATTTGAAGTTTTAAAATCAATATGTAAGTAAAGGAGAAAAAACAATGGCTCAATTTTATGAATGGAAAACTGGAGATCACATTTGTGAAGTTGCTCAAAGGTTTAATTTAACATGTAAAGAATTAATTGAAATAAATCATTTAACTAATATTGATGAATTAAGAGCTGGAGATATTATAAGAGTTGAAAAACATATATTAAGAAAGGAGAATTAAAATGGCAACAGTAACAATTGGAAATTCTCCTGTTCATCAATCAACTATTTTAACGGGTGTTTATGGTCAAACAGGCTCTTCATGGAAAGCTTGTGGATTTCATACTGGAACAGACTTTGCAAGAAATGGATATTCTTCACTTCCAGAAGTTTTTGCTGTTGCTTCTGGAACATATATAAAATCAGAATGGACTAATGTACTTGGAAATCAAGTTGTTATTCAAGATTCTTCAGGAATGTATTGGAGATATTGTCATTTATCTTCAGTTTATTCAATAAGTGCTGGAACTCCTGTAAATACTTCAACAGCATTGGGAGTAATGGGAGAAACAGGATCTGGTGCTCATGGTGTTCATTTACATTTGGAATATTCAACTTCTCCAAACTGGACTTGTTCAGCATTTCAAAATCCTTCAACAGCTTTAGGAATTCCAAATGTTTCTGGAACAGTTGTAAATTATGATGGTGGAATAACTCCTCCAACTCCTCCTGATCCTCCAACTCCTCCAACTCCTCGGAGAAGATACTCCAACAGGGCCTTTTTATCATAGATTATTCAATGGAAAATGGTTTTGGAGTACAGCTCCGGGATATACAGGAAGCCTTCCTGATGGAGATAGAAAAAATGAAAATGCAAATTATATAAGAAATTATTTAGAAGGTGTAGGGTGGACTATTGAATCAATATCTGTTGTAATTGGAGCAATGGATTTAGTAAGTACATTAAATTCAGCATGGAGGCCATATACAACAAATGATTCTCCATTTGGTTTACTTGGTTGGAGATATTGGGAATTTACTGATTGGGTTGATGCTCATGGAGAGTGGGTTGCTGATTCAGATTATACTATAATTGACAATTCAATTGGAAGAATTTGTTGGTATAGACAATATGATTTGGCTTGGGCTGATGTTGGAATGACACTTCAACAATTTTCAGAAAGTTCAAGCTCAATTGATATTCTTTCTCAAAGTTGGATTGATAATTATGCTTATAATACTTTATCTTTACAAGATTTGAAAAATAGAGCTCAATATTGGTTTGATTATTTTACAAAATCAGGAAATAAATGGAAGTGGAGATATGGAAAAAGTAGTACATACTACTTGAATTAATTTTAAATTAAATATATAATAAAGGAGAGAAGTTTTATGAAAAATGAAGATTTCAAAAAAATAATTGATGGACTTCAGGAAAAGCTAGGAAAAGAAAATTCTTCTATTATAGCTGATGATCTAGGAAATTTAATTTCAGATAATATTAATATGAATAAAGAAATTGAAAAAAGAGATAATACTATAAGAGAAAAAGAAGAATTGAATCAAAAATTAGTTTTTGCAAATTCTAGCTTATTAAGACAAGTTGGAGTTCCAGAAGAAACTCCAAAAAATACTTCAAAAGGAACAAAAGATCCTGATGAAGAAGAAAAGATTTCATGGGAAGACTGCTTCGATAAGAAGGGGAATTTCTTGAAATAAATTTAAAATAAGAAAGGAATGAAAAATTATGTTACCAAAAGGACTTAAAAACTCATTAAACAAAATCAGACAAGTAAGTTCTGATATCTATCATCAATACATTCCAATATTAGAAGATGATACAGATATTTCAGTTCTTGCTACTCCTGTGTTAACTTATCCAGAAGTTTACAATGAATTTTGTAATGCTTTAATAAATAGGATAGTTTATACACAAATTGAAACAAAAATGTTCAATAATCCTTTAAGAGGATTAGAAGGTGCTGTTATGCCTTTAGGATATGCTGGTCAAGAAATTTATGTAAATCCAGCTAAAGGCAGACAATACAATCCAGATGATTTTGCTGGAATCCTTCAAAAATATGAAGCTGATGTTAAAGTTCAATACTTAATTAAAAACATGGATATTCAATATCCTTTAACAATTATTAGAACAAAATTAAAAGAAGCTTTTGTATCTTGGGAGAATTTAGATTCTTTCATTACAGGACTTACAAATTCATTATATAATGGAATGTATATTGATGAATTTAAATGGACTAAAGCTCTTGTATCAAGTGCTTATAAAGGAAATCAAGTAAATGTTGAACAAGTTTCATCTCCATTAACTTCAGTTGATCTTGCTAAAGTATTTACAACAAAAGCAAGAGAATTATTCTTAAACTTCCAAATGCCTTCAACTCAATATAATGCTTGGAGTAAAGTTGGTGGAAGTGGAAGACCAATTACAACATGGACTGATCCAGAAGATATAGTTATTTTAATAAGAAATGATGTTAGAGCTTATATGGATGTTGAAGTTCTTGCTAATGCTTTCCAAATTGATAGAGCTGTTTTACTTGGTAATATCTATCCAGTAGATAATTTTGATGTTTATGATGATGAAGGAAACAAGATATTTGATGGATCTAATATTTTTGGAATGATTGCAGATAGATCATGGTTTAAAATTAAACCTGTTGATCAATTCATGGAGAATGGTTACAATGCAAACAACAGAGCAATGCAATATTTCTTAAATAACATTAAGATGTATGAATTCAGCTTATTTGCTAATGCAGTTGTATTTGCTACAACAGAAGCAACTGTAAATCCAACAGCTTTTAAATTTATAGTTGATGGAGAAGAAAAAACTTCATTAACAATAACAAAAGCAACAGATGTTGAAGTTGTTACAACTCCATATTCAGCAAATGCTTCTATTACTTATGCTTCTTCAGCTGAAGCAAAAGCAACAGTTGCTAAAAAGAATTCACAAAATAAAGTTATAACAATTACTCCTGTTGCTGATGGAGATACAAACATCACAGCAACAGTTGGAACTGTTACTGGAACTCTTGCTGTTACAGTTGATGTTTAATAAAATTCAGTTATTCTAATAAATCCTATTAAAAGGGAAGGGAGATAAAATTTCTTCCTTCTCTTTTAAAATAGGAAGAAAGGAAATAAATATTATGGTTATAGCTCCAAATAATGAAATTGTACTTTTAAATGTACCAATTGAAATTGATATGAAAAATCAATTGACTTTTGCAAATCCAAATGCTCAATTTCAATATTTTAGATATATTCAGGATCAGAGAGCTTATGATAAAGTTACTTATGTAAGAAAAGATGGATATGTTGTAATAAATGATTGTTTTGATAATTTAATCAGATACAATTATTGTATGTATCAGAATGAAAACTTTTCTACAAAATGGTATTATGCTTTTATTATAAAAATGGAATGGCTATCTCCAAATTCAACTAAAGTTTATATTAAAACAGATGTATTTCAGACTTATCAATTTGATGTAAACTATTATGCTTCATTTATTGAAAGAGAACATATTAATGTAAATGAAGATGGAATTGGAGCAAATTTAGTTCCAGAAAATTTAGAGCTTGGAGAAGTTATTGAAAATTCTTCAACTTCAATAAAAGGACTTGGAATTTGTTATGTTATAGCTTATGGAAGAGATCCTTCAGATGTTGGAGGAGGAACTTCTCAATATAATGGTTGCTTTGTAAATGGAATAGCTTCTGGACTTTGGTATTATATAGGAAATATGAATAAAGTTTTGGAAATGATAAAAACTATTGATACAGCTGGATATGGTGGAGATATTAAAGCTGTTTATTCAATTCCAACAGTTTCAATTCTTGGTTGGGATCCAGACTATTCAATTGATGAATTAGATGATAGATATCAAGTTTGGGGATTTTGGGTAAACAATCAATTTTATTCAGATGGAAGAGAATTTTCTTTAACTGGAATTCCAAATTCTCTTAATGGATATACTCCTCGTAATCAAAAATTAAGACAATATCCTTTTCAATATTTAGGATTTACTCCAACAAATGGAACTAATAAGATATTTAAATATGAAGATTTTGAAAATGGAATTCCTTCATTTAAATTAGTTTCTGAAATAAATCCAAATCCAAATGTTTATTTTGTTCCAAAAAACTTTAAAGGAGTTTCTGGAGTAAATGTTTCAGAATCAGCTGTTGTTTCTGGATATCCTTCTATTTCATGGAAATCAGATTATTTTTCAAATTGGTTAGCTCAAAATTCTGATATAGTAAATTTAAATCTTGAAAGAGATCAATTCAATTATGAACTTGGAGTTGCAAAAGATTCAGCAAATTACATGGGAAAACAAATTCAAAATGCAATGACTTTGAATGTTGGTGGATTTGCAATGGATTCAGCAAATCTTTTATTGGATACTTATGGAAATAGTGTAAATCATGATTATGATATCAAACAAACAATGGCTCAAGTTCAAAAAACTTCAATGCTTCCAAATACTGGAAATGTAGGTGGATCAAATGCTACTTTACTTGGTTATGATTTATATAATCAAGATATATTTACAAGATATTCAATTAAAAGACAATTTGCAGAAAGAATTGATATGTATTTTGACATGTATGGATATCAGACTAATAAAGTAAAAATTCCTAATATTACTGGAAGACCAAATTGGAATTATGTAAAAACTATGGGATTGAATGTTTTACAAAAATCAACTTCAAATGTTCCTCAAGAAGATTTACAAGAATATAAAGCTATATTTAATAATGGTGTTACTTTATGGCATAATCCAGCAACATTTTTAGATTATTCTCAAAACAATAGATAATTTTTATATTTTAATATATAATAATTATAGTAAATTTTAAAGAAAGGAGAAAATTTAAATGGCTAAAAATAGGAAACCTGTTTTAAAAACAGCTAATTCACAGTTTATTGAAAATAATGTTTTAAATGATATCACTTTTGATTTTTATTTAAGATGTTTTAAAAAATTGTGTCTTTCAATGTTTGAATGGGTAAACCTTCCAAAGGGAATGGATCCTCGTTTTCTTGAAGAAGTTCTTTACTATAATGGGATAGCTTCTCTATTATATGATGAAGAATATCGGATTTATAAACACAGCTTCCACTCCTTCAGGAAATTTAAACATTTATGGACTTCCAACAAATATTAATTGCTTCAGTTATGGTTATTCTTCTATTAGAAAATTATATACTGGACTTGCTAATGAAGAAGCTAAAAAAGATTCATGTATTTTAGTTTTAAATTGTCAGGATAAAGAATCAACTTTTTCTTCAATGGAATTATTTGCTTATCGTATGTATAAAGCTGAAAGATCTTCTGATATTAATATTAATAGTACAAAATCTCCTATTGTTATAATGGCTTCTGATAAAACAAAACTTTCAATGGTCAATGCTTATGCTCAATATGATGGAAATCAGCCTGTTATTGTTGGAAAGAAAGGTCAATTTGATTTAAATGATATTACTTCAATTGATACTAAAGCTGAATTTATTGCTGATAAACTTCAGGATTATAAAAAAGGAATCTGGAATGAACTATTAACATTTCTTGGAATTAATAATCTTAATGAAAAGAAAGAAAGAATGGTTACAGATGAAACAAATCAAAATAATGAAGTAATTAATTTAAATCTTCAAAGCTTCCTAATTCCTCGAAAAGAAGCTTGTAAAGATTTCAATGAACTATTTGGGTTGACTGGAGAAAATGAAATTTCAGTAAGAGTAAGATCTGATTTACAAAATACTATTAAGAAAATGGAATCAATTGTTTCAGATTATAATTCTCCAGATGATGAAGAGGAAATTTCAGAGGAAGAAGGTGCTCGCCTATGATTACAGAAAACTATACAATGACACTTTATGAAATTATTAATAATTTCTATACAAGAGCAGAAGTTGAAAGCTGGTTTAAAGATTATGAACTTTCAGATTATTTAACAGAAGAACAAATTCAAGTTGTTACAGAAAATGGATTATGGAGTAAAGATAAACTTGCTTCAAAAATTGTTGATCATTATTTGATGGAACAAATTGGATTTGAAACAATGGGACTTTTTAAACATAAAGTAAAAATAACAATGAAAGAAATTATGGAATCAAAACTTCCTTTAATATATTCAAGAGCAATTGAATATGATCCTTTAGTCAATGTTGATTATACAGAAACTTTTGCAAGAACTATTGAAAATGAAGGAAATTCTTCTTCAGAAAGTTCTTCAAATTCTTCTGGATTGAATGTTGGCTCTGATACTCCTCAAGGTCAAATTAATAAAACAGATATATTAAATGGAACTTATGCTTCTGGAACTAATGCTTCTGAAACAGAATCTTCAATAAATGATTCAACTGAAGCTTCAAATAATACTGAAGAAAATTATACTAAAAGAATAAAAGGAAATTCAGGTGTTTCAGCAACAGCTCAAAAAATGGTTGAACAATTTAGAGATAATATAAGAGCTATTGATTATGAAATAATTCAAGAACTTGAAGATCTTTTTATGATAATTTATTAAAGAAAGGAAGGAAATAAAAATGGCTAATCAAATTACTCCAAATCCTTCAGTTCCATCTCAAGTGGTAGCTGAAGTAAAATTTCCAAAATTTATAAATAATCTTGGAATAATTCCAACAAGCTATAAGGATTCAATGAGTTATTATGAATGTTTGGCTTGGCTATGTAAATTCTTGGAAGAACAAGTAATTCCAACAGTAAATGAAAATGGAGAAGCTGTTGAAGAATTACAAGCTTTATATGTAGAACTTAATTCTTATGTTGCTCATTATTTTGAAACATTAGATGTTCAAGAAGAAATAAATAATAAATTAGATGATATGGTTGAAGCTGGAACACTTCAAGAAATAATTGCTGATTATTTAAATTCAAAAGCTGTTTTTGGTTTTGATACCGTTGCAGATATGAAAGAAGCTATTAATTTAATTGATGGAAGTTATGCTGAAACAACAGGATTCTATTCAATTAATGATGGTGGAAGTGCTTTTTATAAAATTAGAACAAGAACATTTGAAGATACATTTACTGATAATACTATTATACAAATGGAAAATGAAAATTTAGTTGCTGAATTAGTAATTAAAGATAATACTGTTTCACTTTTACAAGTTGGTGGAAAAGATAATGATAATACATTTGATAATTCAGTAATAATAAATTCAATTAATGAAAAAAGCATTAATATATTAATTGATGAGGGTGAATTTTATTGTTCAAATACTATTAAAATTAATATTGAAAAGGCTAAAATTTTTGGAATTTCAACAAAATCATGTTTAATTAAAAATGAAACTTTTGATGGTACAGAACTTTTATTAGTTTATTCAAACAACGGTGCTTATTCAACTAGAAAAGATAGAATAAAAAATATTGAAAATTTACATTTACTAGGTGATGAAAATAAAGAAATAATTGGTATAAAACTGGGTGGTGATAATTCATCTACTTATGAGGGTCATGTTGACTGCGTTAATTATGAAAATATAAAAGTTACTGGTTTTAATTATGGTTTATATATAAATTCTCATTTTTATAAATGTAATTTTAAAAATTTAATTTTTGATCAGTGCAATTTTTCATTATTTAATGATAATAATGCTATTGATGGTGGAGAGGCAACAAACTTTTTTGGTTGTAGTTTTTGGAATGGTGCTTTATATTTTAGAGAAGAATGCAATTTTATTGGTTGTACTTTTCACTATAATAATATTCAGAATATTACATCAAAAAGAAATGGAAATACATATAATTGTTATGCACTTTTTGATAATGCACAACTTATTAATTTTACTGATTGTCATTTTGAATCATTATCAACTGGAACATTTGAAAATATATTTATAGCTGTATGTACCCAAATAAATATTAATAATTCTTTATTTTTAGTTACACCAAATGATGGTATAACAATTACAGATAGCTTTTTTAAAGCTATTCAAGATACATCATCAACTGCTGGAAATATTGCAGAAATTATTGTAAAAGACTGTATTATGAAATATTTACTTGTTAGAATTACACCAGGTTCTAATTTTAAACTTTGCAAGGGAAATGTTAAACTATTTACAAATACAATTTTTAAAAATGATGCAACAAGAATAAATTATAAAATTTATGATACTACACATAATTATAATGAGGGTAATGAAGATGTACAACCTTTTATAATTACAGAGGCCTATAAAAATGGTGGTTCAATAACTATTTCTGGTAATGAAATAACACTTGCACAACCTACTGAAAATAGTACAAATACTTATGGAATAATGAAAAAATATTATGTTGGAGAACATAAAGCTGGTCATTTTGGAATTAAAGGTAATACATGTTCAGATACTGTTTCTACTAAATTCGTTTCAAAATTTAATACTGATTCACCTAATTTAATACAATTTTATGATAAAGATGGTAAAAGAATAACAACTGAAAATGCACTTGGTGCTGTTGATTCTCTTGTTGCAGATGCAGATTTTACAAGATTTTTT